ATCGGCTAATCTAGCAGTTAAAAAGTAGTCGTTTAATGTTCTCATTTTGTTTTCCTATGTTTGCTTCGTTCCGTCTTTAGACTTCAAAGACCAAACAAAAGTTAAAGAAGGGGAGATTGCTCTCCCCCTCAAGTTATATACTATGACGTTGTTAAGTCTGCAACAAGTCCACTAGCACCTTCGTTTCTAGAGATTAAAGTAAGCTCAACTAAAAGCTGTCTTTTCTCGCTATCACCTGTTTTTGATAATTCAAACATAGTGAAGTCTCTTAAGAAACCTACTGACCAGTAGTCCATATCCAGAACCCACGCATCTCTATCTCTAGAGAATCTGTTAGGTACAACTTCTAGATCACCGAAGTCAGATGAATAAACATCAATACTTGCGTATAATGTTTTATCTTCTGAAGCATCAAATCTAGTAGATCCACCTGTGAATCCAGATACTTTTTGTTTGTTGAAAGGACCAACCATTAGTACTGAAGGATTTCCACCTGCGTTCCATACAGATTTGATAACAGTTTTTAACTGATCTTCTGTGAAAGCTCTTTGTGTTCCATCAGTTCTAGCATCAGTACCATCACCAGTTGGTGATGCACCGCCAGATCCTAATGAGTCATTCGAAAACACCCATGCTCCAAGAGATGCAAATTTTCTTGCAGTTGAAGCATCACCAGTTACTTTAGCTTGGTTAGCAAGTAAAGTAGCTTCGATGTCTCGTTTTAGTTCTTTTGATTTTTTAGCAATTTGATAAGCTAATTCACTTGCTCTACCAGCTTTATCAACGGCTTCTTGAGTACCTGTAATAACTACAGTTTTATCCATGATTTGCGTTTTGTTTGCAAGTCTAGAAGTAGCTGTTACTGCATCAAGAGTAGCTTCATCGCCCTCGATTACAGCATTAGATGTTGATGCTGCAGCAAGTGCGTCTGTTTGCCATTCGTGTGTTGTTGATTTAACTTGTTCTCTAGCAGCTGCACTCATAAAAGGAGTGTCAGTTGGAGAAATAGAATAAATCACATCTTGTAAGTCCTCTCTAATACCTACTGCATCGTAAGTATCGAAAGTATTTGATGGTTGTGCCATTTATTTTTCCTTATTTTTTTTGTGTTATCATTTGAAGTATGGCAGACTGTGCATCTTCCATGCGACCAGTCTTTCTTACTTTCCCAATTTTTTGTTTTATGACATCACGAACTGAACTATCTGTTTTAGCAACACCAGCTTTAATAACTTTTGGAGCAGTAACTACCTTTTTTGGAGAAAGGTCTTTAGGTGCTTTAGAGTTTTTAAATTGCATAGCATCTTTAAGAACCAATAAGAATCTATGATCTGTTAATGAAGATATTTCATTATCTTTAAATCCATAATCAGCTAAAACTTTTTTAGCATTATGTTTAAACTCAGTAGATTTTACTGGATCTGCAAACTCAGGTATGCGTTCTTCTGCAAGTTTTATTTCTTTTTTAAGATAGTTAGTAAATTCACTTTGAAAAGCTTCATCAGCTTTTTTACGTAAATCATTAATGCGAGTTTGTTGTTGTCTAATTTTAAACTCTAACTTAGCCGCATGACTAGGATCTTCTTCGTATAATCGATTAAGATCTGTAGCACCTAACTGTTCTTTAAAGAGTAAATCTGCAGATTGAATTGCATTATTTAGTTCTTTAATTCGAGAATCATAAGTCTGACGTAAACTTTCTTTTTCACTTTCAAGATTTTTCTTTTCAAGTGATAATTGATGAGTTTTTTGTCTATAATCTGAATCTCTAGAATAACCAGACTTAAGTTCATCGAGAGTAACCTCAAGCTCTTGACCTTGTACTTTTACTCGGTGGAGATTTGGTTTCTCAACTTCTTCTTGTTGTGTTGGTTGTTCTGTATTTTCTTCGGTTGTGTTTTCAGTAGCTACGGCTTCTTCAACAATTTCGTCAGACTGTGATTGATTGTCATTTGAAACATCCTGAGTTTTAACTTCAGGCTCTACTGATGGTTCTGCTTTGACTACTGGTGCTGATTGTCCTTCTTTAGGATTCAGTAAACCAAGTATTTTCTCAGCAGCACCTTGTACAGATTTATCATCTGCCATATATGCTCCTTTAGGGTTATCGTTTCGTAATTATTACGATTGACGTTTTAGGTTATCTAGCTCATGGGCAGCTAGTTTGCCAGTCTCCATTACACTAACAAGATGTCCTTTAATTTTGTCTAGCATATTAAATGCCATCCAAAGAACTTGTCTTTGTTCGTGGTCGGAATATGAAGTTTTAAATATTTCTGATCTATAAGATTCAGATAAATATTCAAAAGCTTCCTTCAGCAAGGGTTCTTCTAATAAAATAGAAGCTTGTTTACCCTTGAGAATCTGTTGATCCAGGTTCGATTGTGGAATTTTGTTGTCCATTATTAAAAAACTCTTTTTGTCCTTCCATTATTTTTTTAAATATATCACCTGTTGTAGCAAGTTTCTGAGATTCTATCATAGATCTGTTCTTTAAATCAATCTCATTTATTTTAGTATTATATTTAAGTTCTAATTCTTTAATTTGAAGTTCATAATCAAGTAATTTAGCTCTCATTTCAGCTTCAATACGTTTTAACTCAACATTAGTTTTGATAACTTCTCTTTCGTTTTGACCTTGTACTTGAGCTAATGAAACTTTTTCAAATTCAGTAGGAGGTTTAGGTGGTAATTGTGGCATTTGAGCTTGTCCCACATCTGGATCCATAAAGTAAGGATCTACATTACCAAGTCCTGCGTTCTCTATAAGTTTCTTTAATGTATTATAAATGTTCCTTAAATTAACCATTGGACCATAAACATTCTGTTGAAGGTTTATAGCTTGTAATTGTCTTTCAAGGATTGAAGTTAATAAAATTAATTGTTGTTCTTTAGATCCTGTACCTAGTCCTACAGATACAGTAACATTAACTTTATCTCTCCATTCAAATGGTCTCATAGGAATAAACTTCCCACGAATTTTTAATATTTTTTCTTTTTGTTGATACTTACAAACTAGCTCAAACATTTTATATCCTAAATCTTTAATACCTGTTTCAGCAAATATTCTAGCAATTAACTCCATTCTCATTTGAGATTGTGTTAAGATCTGGTTAATACCAGTTGCTGTTTTGTTTAAAGTATTTGGATCTAATCCTTGTGATTGTCTTGTAATACCAGTTCTAGATTCTTTAACTGAATCTAAATAACCTAATAGTCCTGCAGCTTGATCACCAATCGGTTGGGTGTTCATAGCCATCATAACATTAGCTGGTGGTTGTTTAGTTCTAACAATACCGCCTGGTCTATTAGTTAATAGATCGTCTAATGAAACTTGTCCGTCTTGTACTGCAATACGATTATTATTTGTTAGATACATATTATCTAACATCTGTCTCATTACAGTTGATTTAATTAATTGTATATCTTCTACTAATTCAGAAACTGATCTGCCATAAAATCTATGTGGCATAATTACAGGAGTTATAGAAACGAATGGCATTGAATCTACTTCTTCAATACTAAGTGCTTTGTAAGTAGAATCTCCTGCTAATAATATTTTTACTAATTCTGCTTTGCCATCATCATTGATGTCTATTCTAGAATAACATTCATGAATTAAAATTTCATCAGATGATTTATCTCCGTCATCATTAATTCCAACAAGATCTTCTTGGTATCTTACTTGATTATCTTCTAAGTAATCAATTGAATTACCAGTAGGAAGTTTATTAATTTCATCTTTATCAAATCCCATTTCAATTAATTGAGATCTAGTCATGTTTGTTCTATGACAAACAAAGTTAGCTTGATCAATTGATTTGGCTTGACGTTCAATTAAAAATTCTTCTGGCGGTACAGGTTCAATTCTAACTTGACCAAATGATTCTGTCTTTTTAATTACGATATCGTGATAAGTAATTTTATCTATTTCGTTATTGTCTTGATCTAGTAATGATTCTTGATATTCACTATGTTCTGCAATTTCAATTTCTTTATCATTAATTAAAAGATTGTATTCATCAGTTGTTAATCTTTTATATTCTTCTCTTGTAGTTCTTTGTGAGTTATCCCAATAAACTTTTAAAATTCCATTACGTTGTATAAGTGCATCTTTAAATGCAGTATATAAACTTATAAATCCTGAGTTCTCTTTATAGAAAATATAATTTAAATAATCTGAACATTGTCTAGCAGTTTCAGAATCTTCAACACCTACTGGCTCACAATGAAATACATTTTCACCAGCAGTAAATATTCTCATTAATGAAGGTAATAAACTTTCAACAGTATCAGAAACATCTGTACTAACGACTTGTGATCTGCCTTCTACTTCATTACCAAAAGGTTTTCCTAAATAAAACTCTAATGATTTTTTTCTTCTATTAACTATTTCACCACCGATAAAACCAGTAGATGATTTAATTTCTTTATTTAATATTGCTATAATTTCTCGTTCAGTTTTCATATTACGTATTTTGTATCTATATAGATTGGTTTTGTCCATTGACTTGTATCAATTGGACTATGCACACACCCATATCTAAATGCGTCTGCTGCATGAGAACACCAGTCATGCAAAGGTTTATTTTTAAATACTTGGTTTCTTTCATCCCATTGTTTTCGATATTGACGTAAAGCATCTAAACCGATCTTACATTTTTCTCTATCAAAATAACAATATGGCAAAGTATTTCTAACACTTTCAATTCCGTGATCTACTTCAAGTTTAGCAGCAATTTCAAAATCTATTCCGATTTCATTAGCTACTTCTAATCTTGATTTACCAGTACCTAGTTCTCTAGCTACTATATCATGTGGAGCTACATGTCTATTGTAGTTATAATTTTTACTCTCTAAAACTTCAGCATAGTGATATAAACTTTCGCCTGAAGTTTCATAATAATCTATAACGTGTATTTCTTCACCAACTCTTTGGACAAACCAAATTGCTGTTGAATCTCCAATACCTAAATCCCACCAAGTCTCAACTGGTATAGATGTATCGTAAGGTACTTCACAAATTCTTTTATCATTGTCAGCTGCTGTAATTAGTTTACCATAGTAACTACCACTTACTGCTGCGGTAAATGAACATTCAAATTCTTGATTGTATTGCTCCTCAGTCATAATAGACTGAGCTTCTTTTAATTCTTCACTTGGAATAATTTGAGTTTCTGAAGCTCTATATAATTGACCAAACCAATCTTTCTGTCCACGTTTTGCATAATCGTAAACTTCCCAGAATTGATTGTGTCCCATTGGAGTTCCAATAAATATAACCCAACCATTAGTATCTGAGATTGCAGGTCTAATAATTTCTGTCCAAGTTCTTGGAGACATAATTGCATATTCATCTAGTACGACACCATTAAATCCCATACCTCGAAGTGAATCGGCATTATCTGCACCATAAATTTGTATGCGTGATTCGTTAAATAAATCTACTCGTAGTTCAGATTCATTACGATCACCACCAAATTGCATTAGTGGTCTTGTATAAAATTTTAAATAATCCCAAGCAATAGCTTTACCTTGTCTATAAGTTGGAGCTATGTATGCAAGTTTAGATCTTGGTTTATCTGTTGCAGTTTTAATTAATTCATTAATTGCAAGTACAGATTTTCCAAATCGTCTATGACAAACTAATACATTAAATCTTTTTAATGATTCGTGTACTTGTCGTTGTAATGGTCTAGGTTTATAGCCTACAGAAACTTCGTAGGTTTTATTCTTCCCATTTGATTTTAACATTGAGCTGTCCATCAAATCCTACTCTACTTGTTGAGTTAGCAAGTTTAGGATGTACAAACGGAGCTGCTTTTTCTGCTGCATATAATTTTCTTTCTGGTGATGTCTTTGGACAATTAAGTACAGACAACATATAATCTAATGGTGATTGTTGATACTTAGTTGCAAGTTGCTCAACCATCTTCCATTGTTTTTGTTTACGTGGTCCTACAGGTCTCCCAGCTCCAGGTCTTTTACCTCCTAGATTAGATTTTACTACAGGTAAAGATGTTTCTTCAACAACCTTTACATCAACTATTTCTGTTTTAACTTCTTCAGTCATTAAAAATCTTCTGACGGTTTATAAATAATTGGACTTCTTAAATCTCTTGGCTCGTAAGTTTTTGGAGCTTTAGCATAATTTCTTTCTGGTTCAAAAGCATAATATCCAGCACCTGTTAGAGCTGCACCTGCTACACCAAACTTAACACCTTTTTTAATTACAGATTTAACTGAGCTACCAAATCCTCTTTGAGCAACTATTTTTTTGTTTACAGGTCTTTTGTAGATAGTTTCTCTTTGTGTTCTAACTCCTTCGCCTGGTATAATTGCTGGTAATTTTTTCATGTGGTCTCCCTATGTTATCGTTTTCCTTTAGCGGCTAATTGTTGAAATCTTTTTTTACCGTATTTTTTTCTTCCAATATATGCTGCTAAGGCTTTTGGATTCTTAACACCACGTTTAGCTAACTTACTTGTAAGTTGTTTAAATCGTGTGCCTGATCCAAGCTTTGGTTTATTCTTCATCTTCATCATCTTCGTCTGACAATTCGCCAAACTCAGCTTCAAAATCATTTAGCAGTTCTTCTTGTTCTGCGTAAATTTCTTTTAACTGGTCAATGAAGTCTTGAACTGATCGTTCTCTAGGCATTTAATATCCTTTTTTCTTTTTCATTTTCATACCTTTTTTCATAGCAAACTTTTTAGCAGCTGCCATGCCTTTTTTTGTATATGAAAATTTCTTTTTTCCTACCATTGGCATATTAGATTTTCTCCTTTCTAATTACCTATTAACCCAATAAGCTGCGTAAAGCAACATCTCGAGTTGTTGGTGGAGCCATAGTAGGTTCAACTGGTCTAGCCATTTGATCTACTTGTGGATTCTGCATTTGCTCATCTAGTAAGCCTTTTTGCTTTTCAACTTCAGGCATTACTTTCGCTTTTAAAATTACTTGTAATTGTTGAGATTGTTCTGGCGATAATTGTATAATTTGGTCGGCTAGTTTTTCTAAGTCCATTACATCATATCATCTTCTTCATAGGCATTTCTTTTGCCATTATAAAGATAGAAGCCAGTTCCAGCTGCTGCCGCACCTATTGCCGCAGATTTTTTAGGGTTACGTCTAATAGTTCTACCTGCTTCTCTTACCATTTTTGCAGGTTTCTTAGCTTTAGATTTAACCATGCCTACTACATCAGCACCCACTGCTTTTGCAGCTTGGGCTAGATTTGCTAGGTTTGTCTTAAGTACCATTTGTTTACTCCTCTAATTCGTCATCATCTCCATTGAGAAATGACATTGTTGTGTAAGTTCCTAATACCCCACTAGTTACTTTACGTTTAGTTTCGCTACCTAGAGTTCCTGCGTATAAGCTTCTATAACCGCTAGAAATCTTTTTCTTAGCTCCCTCTATACCTTTTGTAACCATTGGAGAAAATTGGGCTTCTTTGACGGCTACAGGGGTAATCTTTTTAATAGCTGATCCTACCTTACTTGGTCTTAATGATCTAGCTACACCATATCCAAATCTGGATAATGCTGAATATATACCACCTAATATTGGTGCTGCCATATATTTACCTTTCTATTATTGTTGTTTTTGTTAAAGTTATGGAGTTTAATACAAAACCCCCCTCTTTCATTACTATTTTACTACTGCTATCTCGTTGGGGGTTCGAGCAAAACCCACCCAACTTCACTTTCTTGTTAGAAAGAATTTATATTGTACTGTCTATATAATTTACTTGTTTGTATCGTTGCTGTTCCCCTCACTTTGTGAGGGAACGCAACTGATTATTGATTGTTAATAATCAATTAACTTCCTGATATAACTAACTAAAGGAGATATCATGTATAATAATACACATGAAAAGGTGATACAATTAGAGCTATTTAATGTATCAGAAATACCATTGGTACCAATTCCTAAGAAAAAACCACATAATCATGATAGAAAGTTTGAGAACTATCTAACTAGATTTGTTGTTAAATATAAAAGGATGAAATAATTATGAATAAATATCCAGTAAATCAGTTTGAAAAATGGTTGTTAGAAAACCATGATAAAACTATAGAATCATTAACGTGGCAAGAATACAACAGATACCATGTGATGTATGACAATCAGACTTTCTATGAAAGAATGATTAAACCTAACTTAGATAGGAGTATAATATGAGTATATTCTATGGAGTAGTAATGACTATAGTATTTCTTGGACTGTTGTTTGCCGTTTTAATGGCGGCTTATAACATCTATATAAAATTCAAAGAAGAAAAAGAATTTGATATTGAATATAGAAAAGAACAAGAAAGAAAGGGTAAATAACCCAACACAAGTGATTGGGTATTAACCCAAAATAACTAACAATAGGAGAACCTATGAGTGACTATACAAACAAGCCAATTGACATGAATAGTGATTATGTCAAGAAAGTACAAGCTGGTATTCTAATACCTAAAGTACTTCATAATAGATTAATTGCTCAAGATGAAAAACTTGAAAGCATAGAGAATCTATTAAAGGATATCGCAGTAAGATTAACTGCTGAATAAATCAGAAATCGTTAGCCCCTGCCTTGCGTAGGGGTTAACTAAACAATAAATATATGGAAACAAATACAATCATGATGATAGCATTATTACTAATACAGACTGTATTATTTTTAATACTAGTCGTACAATTTATGAGAGAGTCCGAAGAAAGACAGAATATTAATATGACACTTATGAGAGTAAATCAAAAGTTAGAAGATATTAATATGCGACTTTATAAAATGGAGATTAAATAATGTTTAACAAAGAAAATCAAGCCAAAGAATTATTAGCATTAATAGATTCAATGGCAGATAGCGAAGTTAAATACAGACTATACTGTGAACTTCAGAAATGGGTTGAAAACAATGTACGTGATAACATTAAAGAACAGGTTCAAAAACAAGAGAGTCCCATTAAAACGATCTCTTGAAATAGTATATAGCCTACCATTTGGTGGCTTTATACAACAGGAGAGAATGAAATGGTGGACTCCGTATATTGAACACATGACGTATCAATCAATCTTATATCCTAAACAAGGATATTTAGTTGTTATACGTCTAAATCATAAATCAAAAGAGCCAAACACCATAAGAGTAGTTACATCAAAAACAAGCAGCGAAAAAAGAGAGCTGTTTGTATTAAAATCACTCTTTGGTACAGCGAAAGAAATATATGAGAAAAAACACAGAAGATATTCAGATAGCAAAGCATCTGTATCTGATCAGAAAAAAAATGAAAAAAACATTAACACAAATGGCAAACATAATGGGGGTAGCATACCAACAATATGATAAATACGAGACTGCTAAGAATCGTATGAGATGCGGTCATTTGTTAACACTAGCAAAGCATTTTGGGTTAGACTTAAACCAGTTCAAGCAAGATCCTAATCAATTTATTGATTTGACTGTGCATGAACAAAGTAGAGTTAACGCAAAATTTGCCAGAATAGAAAGGGAAATAAATAATGAATCCGTTATTCCACATAGTTAAATATGTAGGTTTCACTCTATTAGGCATAGTAACTAAAAAGAGCTGGGATTGGCTCACCAAAGATGTCGATCCAATTCCAGGAACGAAGGAGTTTGCACAAGAATATCGTGAAACTCAAAGTAAACTAGAAAGGTTAAATAAAAAATATGAAAAACATAGACAACATAAAAAATAACACAGTAAAAATTCTTACACTACCTGTGAGAATCAGTATTGGATTATTCAATGCTGTAATAAACAATATGCCTGATGAAGTAGAATTACCATTCGAAATCAGGAAGAAAGAGAAAAAAGAAGATGTCAACAGAAAAGCTGACTAAATCTCAACAAGAGAGAGTGGCAGATAAATATAGCAAAATGTGTGATTATTACGCACATTTATTAGCTACATGTCATACTGCTGTAAAGAGCAATAAGATATTAGCTGCGTTGGACCCAATGGGCCAAAAAACATCTGCAACTACGTTATTCATCCGTGTATGTTCACGAATGGATGCAAGTGAAGCAACAAAACAAACTGCTGAACAAATGATTAAATTGTCTGAAAAGTCAATTACTAATCTATCTGAGTCAGCATAAATAAACAATAGGGTATTGATTGTACCTACAAGTGATCAGTACCCTAAACTAAAAGGAATGTATGATACCTATCAGAAAAAATGAACTAGAGTATTTAGAAAAATACGTCAAAGATAAGTTTATTGAAAGACGTAAAAAAATAGAGTCTGAAATACATCTAGAAACTAATAAAACTATAGAGAAAAACTTTAAAACTTTTATAAGCAAATTAGGTCTTGAAAAAGACTTAAAAGCTGTAGAAGCTGCAAAAGAAAAACTTACAAGGTTTCAAGAAAGCAAAGATAATTACGAAAGTAAGTTACGTGCAGCTGTTGCAGATACTGGTGAAAAGTTAAAAAGAAGTTTAGAAAAATGGCAATCATTACGAAGATGGGATAATGAAGATTCAGATACTAGACTTCGTACTAAAAGTGATGATTGGTTTCAAAATGTAAACAACGTAAAATATTATTTACGTGAAAAATGTGCAGATGAAACTACTAAACTTATTGAAAGATCAGATAAGTTTAAAGAAAAAAAGATTTTAGATGTAATGCAAGAAGAAGCTCAGAATATTTTATATTCTGGACAAAGCATACAAGATGTTTGGAAATATCTTGGTAATACATTTAAAAAAGCTAGTATTGAAGTACAAGCTCCTAAAGCTATGCTTCAATTAGATAAATAAACTAATAATGGGTTTGGGATTAAGGGTTTAAATACCATCCAGGAAATCCAATTAAAATTATTCCTGGTGAATGAATTAACATTCTATAAACAATGCCCATAACAAAAGGATAACAATGATATATACAGTAATAAATTTTTTAGAAACTATAAAAAATCCAAAACGTGGTGGTAATTATTACGAAAGACAAAGACAATTAACTAAACAAATAAACGAAAAAAACATATCAAATTATCTTGAAGGATTCGCAGAAGAATTTAAGAGATTAAACATTCAATATGCTGAAGCTGAATTTTCAGGTGGGCATGATGAAGGTGGATATGATAGTTTTGTTTGGTTAGATAAAAATAAAAACGAAGTTAAATTAACAGATTGTGTTAATAAATCTTATTACACAAGAACATTAGTTAAAAGACAATATGATGATGCAGACAAGGGAGTAAAAAAAATAGATGTTTTTTACTATGATGAATGTAAATATGAAACATTAGAAAATATCAGCTTAGATGATATTTTTTGGAAACTTGGTGCATTAGATCAATTTGGTTCATTTGCTGGTGAGTTTAATGTAAATGGTACAGTATTACTAAATGTAATTACTGGAGAATACAAACTAGAAGGCAATGAAACAATAGAAGAATGGCAACCTTTAAAAAGTTCAGGCAGAATAAGTGTAACTTTGAGTGAATAATATGATTATAAACTTTACTCAAAAAGAAGTTCAAGATCTTGTAGATGCTTTACAAGAATGGTTTGATGTAATTCAACCTAAGTATCTGCAAGACAATGAAACTGGTTTAAACGATGAACGTTATGAACGTTTAATAAATAAGTTATTAAACAAAATACATAAAGGAAATAAATAATGGCAACACCAGTATATCATGCTCAATCAAGTGTAAGTAAATGGGGTGGAACTTTAGATGATTATCTTCGAATCCATAATTGGTTCGATTTCACTAAAGCTTTTCATCCAGACTTTAGACATAGAGCATTAAGACACCACTCATTAGGAATACAGGAATGTATTAATGAGTTTGGTGATTACATAGTACTTAATACTGGAAAGCACGTTCCAGTTAAATTAATTGCTGAACAGCATGTAATAGAAGATTGTGGCTATATACCATCCGTAAGCGACTGGTTAAGTAACTTAACTCCAGTTGAATGGATGTCAAAAGCCAGAAACTTAAGTAAACTATATGGAGATAAAAATGAAAGATCAATTGCAAAAGTGGTTAAATGAACACGTGCAAGTGTTAACATTTTCTGATGACAAAAAAACTAATCAGAAATGGCAAAAAGTTTTGCATAAAAAAATCAGACAGAAACTAACAAGTTCTGTAGAGCCACAGGCAACTACCGAACTTCAAGAAAGGAATAATGTTAAATCCAGTAAAACAACTAAAGATTCTAGATAAAGCTACAAAAGAAGCTTTTGAAGAAATCAAGAAAAAAAGAAGTAAAGAGTATCGTAATTATTTTAAAGAATTTTACGATTGGGTTGATATCGTTAAAAGCAAAATACGAAAGTATTTAGATTAATGAAAACAATAGCTATAATATTAACATTTATGAATGGATCACAGTTATCAATACCAGTAAACAATTCAACATCATTTAGTGATTGTGATAAAAAGTTTACTGAAATAACTTATTCAAAAACTGTTAAAAACTATAAAGGCAATAAACAACAAGCTACTTTTTATAAAGGTAGTGAAGTTTTTATGTATCAATGTATATGGGAATAAAAACAAAACCACAAATAAAAGTAGATATAGAATATCTTAGTCAAGCTTACAGAATAATTAAATCATATTTAATGGCAACTGAAATGCTTGGACATCAGTCGAGTCAAAAAGATATTCGAACTTATAAATATGTAAAATACAGATTAGCTGCTTATGAAAGAATAAGCAAAAAATCTAAGTATTATAAACCTGAACCAGAAAGTGAAGAACTAATACTATGAAACTTAATATAAAAAATAAACAAAAGTTATTAGATAAATGGGAAGAATGGAAGTATGATATATTCTGGAGTTCAAGACATATCTATGATCGTAATGAATTTGGTGATTATCACGGAAAAGAATTTATTAAAGATCAAGCAGCATTAAAACTAATAACTAAACTATTGAGAGAAGAATGGATATAGAACAAATAAACAATGAGCTTAATGTTAAATCTAAACGTAAATGGGTAAACAGATACGGAGTATTAGGCATAACATTAACAGATGATTTGTATAAAGAGTTTAGAGAATATTGTAATTTAAAAAATTATACAATGTCTGGAGTAATTAAAGTCTTAATAAGAAACTATTTAAACGAAACAAAACAAAAGGAGAACAAGTAATGTACAAAGTAGTTATACTAAATGCAGAACCAAGAACACAAACAGTACATATGTTTGACAAAGAGCCAACATTTAAAGAACTCTACCCTTTATTAAATTGTGATACAATAGAGATTCTACAAGGAGTAGAAAATGGTAAGACCATTGATATGTATTGTGATGAAGAATCTAAATTAAAAGAACCAATAAAATACAACGAAATCGCTACAGATTTATGGTATGACTGGCAAGAAAAAACTGGACATATGTGTATTCCAGGAGATTTTATTGCAGGTAATGTAGCTATAGTGTATGATGAAAGCAAATCATGTGTGGAAGATACAAAACAATTCGGATCAAGAACATGAAAGACTCATTTCAAGAAATGCTTTATAGAGAGCAAATGAAAATAAATACTTTATCAATATTAATTAATAGTATTGAAATGTGTATAAACAAAGGGTATTTGCATACTGAAGATAAAGATACTTTAATAAGTATTGCAAATAAATTAAAAAATGAAAATCAAATTAACCAAGAGAAAGTGAATGTACTATGAACGTAGATCCTAAAATGAAAATACTTCAAGCAAATATTAATAAACTATTAAACGAAAGAGAAACTCTTAAAAAGAAAATAGAAAAACTTAAAGATCGTATTGCAAAGTTAGAAGGTGAATCTCATTTACCTGATGAAGATATTAAAGTTGGTGGTACAGATTAATGTTTGATGACTCAAGGCATACTCGTTTGCAAAAACGATTCAAAGGCTTATCAAGAGTCGCATCTGCGATAAGTGATTTATACATTTATGGAATATACGAACAGAATTTTCCAGTCTTGGTAAGCAAACTTGATGAAGCTAAGAGTCTAGTTAAAAAAGAAATTGTAGAAACAAAAAAAGAAATGGCTTGGTTAGAAGGAATAGAATATATTAGTGATGAAGATATTACTGATCCTTTAAAAAAACTACCTGAGTTTTAACCAAACTTTTGGAATACAAAGTATCTCTCCAAATTCAATAGAATTATCTTCAGGATCAATACTGTAAGTACTAAAAGTTTTTATATAAGTTTTAGTCTCCTCAAATATCCAACCTTGAGTATGACAAATTGACGGAGTTAATTCTTTAAATTCATTCATTTCAAATGGAAATGATGAACCACCAAAAACAACATCAGATGCTGGTATAGATTCTTCATCTATAAGCAATTGTAAGTAAGTAGTATAAATCATAGCTAGAGCCATAGCATCAACAATGTTGCTAGGCAGTTTAGGATTATCTTTTTGAACGAAGTCTGCTATTTTATCAGGTTTAACGTGTTTAATAAAATCTTCAGCAAAAGACTTACGTTTGAATTTTAGAATTTTAGCCATAATTTAAAAACAATAATTCGAAGGATAACTACGTTTATACTTTGAGACGACATAGAAAGTCAACGTGATCTTTAACAAGTGGTAAAACTTTGTTATAGATTTGTTGATAAATTAAAACTTCGTTATTTATCTCATCTTTTGTATAGATATCATACAAAATATTAGCATAATCTACAGGATTTAAGCCTAAAGTATTCCAGAACTTACGTTCAGATAACATATGTAATTGATGATGATGAACATAACATAAAGGAATAGTAAACTTATCAGATACTTTTTGACTAAAGCCTCGCTTTTCAGCAATAGTAATATGATGTGCTTGGCACTCATTATAAAGGCAAAGCAAACAAGGTAGTGAAGCTACCCATTTTAAATACTTCTTAGATTTAAACTTTGTGGTTTTTTGCACCAATACCTTTTATAGTATTTCTTACTTTAATGTAACCAAAATAAATAGCTAATCTAGATAAAGATTCTTGTACTCTATAAGAAATCTTTTTCTTACTAATGTTAAGTAGATTAGATAATTCAAGAATAGAATAATTTTCCCAACAATAAAATTTAAGGAAGTGTACAGCTTCTGGTCCTATTTCTTGTGAGATTTTAACAAGCTCAGATAAAGCACCAACACGTGAAAGCATAGCATCATAGTAACCATCTATGCGTGGTTGCATATTAGAAACACCAGATCCTAATTGTGATATCTCACATAGTCGTCTGTATCTAGAGCCAGAAATATATTGAGCTTCAGAAATATGTTTACGATGAAACATATATTCCAGTCTTGATTCTCGGATATTGTATAGAACAGTTTTCTTATCAACTATTCGAGTTATCAATTCTGGTCGTTGCATATTTACTATTATAAAATAATTCGATTAATTTATCAATAAACAATTTAAACTCGGAGTTGTTATTATATTGTTTATGTAGTCTTTGCACTCTATTTGTAGAAGTGCAATTATGCAATCTGTGAATAATACTTTTAACCCCATACTTTTTAGTAGGGTTTAAAAGGTAAGATAAAAGGATAGAGATATTATAATAATTATAATGTTTATTATTATTAAATTCTTGTTGTCCTTTAAGTATTTTGATAGGAATATCAAAGTGATTTGAAATGAAACATTGTATATTATTAACCATAGGAGACTAAATGTTAGAAAAAGATTACAGACATACTGCCAGTAAAGGCAATTCATTTATTGATTCGCCACCATACTGGATCATTAATGAACTATATCAATTTGAATCTAAACCAAATGCTAGAATGATAATGGGTTCAGCAGCTGAAGAAGGTGCTATGAACGCAATACAAAAAGAAGCATATGATGAAGATACAATACATGAGTTTACTCAAAAGAAGTTCCGGGAACTTGGTGGATCAGATGATGATGATGAATCAGAAATGGCAGCTAAGATTGCTGTACGATTTAAAGATTCATTAATATCATTTGGTGATGTGTTATCATATCAAAAAGAAATTCAAGTTCCAGGAAAACCATATGGTTTGAAACATGATATATGTTGCAAAACAGATTTTGAATTTAAAGATATAATTATAGATACTAAAGCTACTGCTTATCTTAAAAGATTAAAGTCTGGTGCATTAGATAAAAATTGGTACCCAAAACCATCAGACGTTAGACAGCAATTTCTATACAAGGAAATCTTTAAGAAACAAACAATGTTATTGTATTGTTCTTATAACGATACTGAAGCTGTAGAAATAGAGCATTTAGATTCATCATTAGATGAGATGATAAATGCTTTTAAAACTATAGAGCATATAACTTCTATTGCTAAAACAAAAGAAGATGTAGTTAGAATGTTCCCACTAAATTTAGAAAACTTTAGATGGGGCAAAGGTGATAGCGATGCTAAGATTTTTGCAAAAGAAATCTGGCAAAAAGCTTGGAAATAAGTATATTCTAATTATGCAAAAAATAGGTAATATAGTTAAACATATAAACAAACAAGGAAAACAAAACATGGCAAATACAGAAACGTATGACGCAACAGTAAAAGGAGTTAAGGATATCCATGATGCAGAAAATCCAGTTAAATACTGGTTAGCTGTAGAAATGGAAAATGGTATTGAACGAAAATTATTCGTTGACCAAAGCTGTCGTCATATTAGCAAGAATGATAAAGTTAGAGTTACTGGTTATGTAATTAAAAAACCAGGAAGCAACAATCAGACTTGTGTAAAAATAGAACCGTTAAATGTAACTAATGATAAAGGAGATACTATGCAAACTAATGGACATGCTGCACCAGCAGTAAAAACATTTTCAGCACAAATGCCAAATACTAATTGGTCTGAGAAATACAGATTAACTATGTCAAATTTATTATCAAGTATTCTTCCTAACAGAAGTGTACAAGAATATGACGATGTTTATAAAGCTTGTGATAAAGTTGTTAGAGATATTCTCTCTACACAAGAGGATGGTTCTGAGAAAGCACCATTTTAATTAACAACATACGCACCCTTGTATTTCAAGTGGTCTCCCTTTGTTAGTTAGTACAGGGGTGTGTAAACAAATAAAATTATGATTAATGAAAAAAGATTAGAAGAAGCTTTAAAGTTCTTAGCAGATACTGATGAAGAAGATGCTAAGTTAGGTGCAGGTTTGGAATATTTAAAAGACAAACAAAAACGAGATAAGGCAATACATATTGTTAGCAATAGTAATGACAAATCTTTTTCTATAAAAGAACAAGCTTATTATGCTTCAGATGTATATGGAGAATACATATTACAGAAACAAGCTTTAGCAGAAAAGGTTGGAATTACTCAAAACAAAAGAGCTAAAGAATGTTTAGTTATTGATGTTTGGAGAACATTAGAAGCATCAAGACGCAAAAATAATCTATGAGATATACTTTTAAAGTATATGGATATTGTTACGTTGAAGGTTCTGCAATTGTAGAAGCTGATAATGATTTAGAAGCATACAATAAATTTAAGTCATTATCGCCTACAGAAATTAATTTGAAACTTAATTCTTTAAACAAAGATAGAATAACTTATGAAGTTATTAAAGATGTTAAGCCAGTATAATGAACATTCCCCACTACCTGAACAAAGATTATTTAGAGCAATAATAACACAGGCATTAGAAGATGCTGATTATAAAGGAACTGTAATGATTGATATGCGTAATAAAGAAACTGCTATCAATTGGTTCTTAGATCTTGGTAAAGACTTTAGAACTGCTTGTGATTATGCAGGGTTTGATCCTTTATGTATAAGAGATGCTTTTGTTAAAGCACGTGAAAGAGGATTAATGAACTATACTGAAAGACAAAGTGAGTTGTTATTTATTAACAAAGATCGTCAACGTCAGTTTAAAATTAACTTAGAGGATATATGATTTGTAAAGAATGTATTAAGAAAAGTCTTATAATTAAGAAGCTACAACTTAAATTGTTTTATAAAAACTTTGTAAGTAGATTAAGAAATCTTGGTATATAAAATATTACCATTAGATTTAGTAGCTTGTAAGTATTCTTTTCTATTATTATCAAAAGAATAACTACAATGTACCCATCCACTATTGGGTTCTTCTGATTTCCAAAATTCTAATATACATTGATCAAAGTCAAGAGTATTAACTATCCAATCAGATACTACTTTGTTTGGCACACCAGCAATTTTAAAGTCTGCTGCTTGTCCAAATGTATGTTGCGATGTAGGCTTACTACCTACTAATACACATAGTTCTGGTGATCTATAACCAGAAGTAATATTAACTGGCTTATCAAAGTGTGATCTTACAGGTTGTAATACATACTGACATAGTAATACTAAATTAGTAATATGATCAGCAGTTGGAATATTATTTATATTATTACGATCTGCAATTTCTGATTTACTTAATTCTTGTAAAGTAAAGTCTTTACTTAATTTCATTATTTTTTTAATTTACTTTTAATAATACGTTTAGCTCTTTTATCTGATTCAAGAGTCCAAAGTAATTTAGTAAGTACGTTATGGATTTTTTTTAAAACTTCTAACATTGACATGTTATTCGCTAATATCTTTTGTAATTGGTCTTGAAGCAATAGTTCTTGCAACTGATTCAGCACTTCTGCCTACAACATAACCACCAAGTCCAACATTTAAAAGAGTCCAAACATCTCCTGGCAATTCAAATCCTACTACAATACCAGTTAACATTTTAACAATTGGTGCAAAAATATAATTAAAGACTAATACAAATATAAGAACATACATAAGTAATGGTCTCCAACTAGATGCAAACCAACCTGCTTTAGCTTCTGCTTCTATAATTCTAGCTGCGGCTTTAAGCTCATCAGTGTTAGATTGTATTAATTGGGTTTGTAAATCAGCTTTTAATTTAGCTTGTAAATCTTTATCAGGTACAGCTTTATCAATTGTATTGAAAAGTATTTTAGCTAACGGTGCAATTGCATTTATCATAGGTAACATATTAACACTTCCATCTACGTCTAGCTTGACGTAATCTTGAGTTAGGATCTTTAGCTGCATTTGGCCACATCTTTAATTGACCAGCAGATCTAGCACAAAAAGATTTTCTTCTATTAGCTGCTTTGCTTCCTGGTTTAACTTTACCAGTAACAGCAGTAGATAATTTAGAACCTGGATTTAATCTTCTATAAGCTTGTACTCCAGCTCTAGTCATACCAGCACCAGACTTAGTTGGTCTAAAGTATTTTTTATTCTTGGGTGGCATTGTAGTTTCACGTCTCATCTATATCTCGCAGTTTTTTTAGCAATACTTTTAGGTTGTTTAGAAAATTGTTTGCCTTTACGTTTAGCTAATCTTTTAGCTTTAGTAGTAGCAGCATACTCAGCAGGAGATAATGCTTTAATAGCATTGGTAGGTAAATATCTTTCACCAGTTACTGATGATTTTTTACCAGACTTAGTTCTCCACTTTTGTTTGCCCCAGTCAACTAAACTTTGTTGTCGCTTTGCGTACATTATTTATAACCACCACCTCTAGCTTTGTAAGTCTTAGCTAGTAATTGAGCTTTACGTGCAGACCATTGTCCAGCAGCAGTTCCCATAACAGCTCTTGATTTAATTGATTGAAATAATTTTTTTCTTAAAGATGGTTTTGTATATACACCAGCTTTATTTACTGTGCTTTTTTTTTTCATAGTTTGTTTCAAGTATAAAGTCTATATATTGTTTAGCTTTAGCAAGATCTAATTCCTTGCCCTTGAAAGAATGGCGGCAAATATATTTAATAACATTACCTTCAGCATAAGGGATATTATTTTCCATTATAAATTTAGCTGGGCTAATTTTAAAACGTTTATAGTGTGATCCACCTATTTGTTTAAAGAATGTTTTGTTACTCATATAATGATTTTACCAATCCATCTTCCAGATTTATTTAATACCATAGGTATTAGTTTAGGTAAACCATTGATAATTACAGCACATCCAATAATTGGTCTCATGCGTTGAGTTTTATTATAACGAAATGCTAAAGAGTCTTTGTCAATTAAACATCCTACTTGTAAACCATAATATAATCCTAACGAATTACCATAGTATTTAATTGAGTAAGATGAATGATAATGTCCTTGAACGCAAGACATACCCATAGACTGAGCTAGTTTTAATACATCTGCCATTTTGCCATGACAAAAATATACAGGACCATTATTAGTATGCACAACTAAATCATCGTGCCACTTCCATTTATCACTAACCTTTAAAAATTCATTATACTTACGTAAGTAAGCTTTAGGTATTCCATATTTAAGACTACGTCTATAAACAAGACTACCATGATTAGAGTCTAATAAATCCATTACAGGAAATATTTTTTCTATTTGCTGTATGATTGGAATTGATATTCTTAATTCATCTCCAGCACTTGGAAGATCTGGATCGCTATCATGAAATGATAATGCGTGTTTATCTAACTCATCACCAATGTGTATTACACGATCTGGTTTATATTCTTTTTTAATTGCTGTTAGATAAGGTATTAAATCTTTGTGATGGTAAGGTATATGAGTATCACTAATTACTAAAATTGATTTGTTCATAGTTAGTTCTTATACCTAAATTTAATCAACAAGTATAGATTGAATTAATCTATAAGTTTAAATAAATTAACCAATAAGATTCCTATAAATGCACCAGCTGCAGTTAAAAGAATCCAATAAGTTTTATCTACTTTATCTTCAATTCTGTCTGTTTTAAAATTAAGACTATTTATATCACTTTCTATATGAGCTAAATGATTTGATTTAATAATCTCTATATCTAGAGATACTTTATCAACTCTATTATTAATATTTAAAAGTTTTGTTTCAATATTGTTATCCATTAAAATAATGTTTCATAAGGATTTCTTACTAAACCTTCTAGTTTATACTCGCTTGTTCTAGGCTTTTTATATTTAGGATGCCCAGTTTGTCCTAAGAACCAACTAAGTGCTACATCAGCTGCGAGATCTGCTGATATACCATCTTTAATTAAACCTTTTTCAATTGTTTCTGTTGCTTGTTGTACCCATATAGGTAAAAACTTTTTGCCTACTTGTCCACCATATTTAATAGCTTTGGTGATATTATTATCATCATACTCAGTAATACGTGGAGACCACTTGCTAGTTAAGTATTGTTTATTAGTCAACACTTCTACAACAGATTTAGGTAATGATCCTAATTTTTTAACACCAGTACCATAAGGATTAGTTACCCAATCAAATGGTTCCATAAATTGTTTAGAGAATGTAAGAACTTCTCCATTACCTAAGTCTATTCTAGTTGGATCTTTGTTTTCTAATATAGAATGTCCTGAGAATATATAGTTTAATGCACTACCAATAGTAGCATAGATCAATGCTGTTCGTGCAAAATATAACTGATATAATCTTCTAGCATCAGGATTGCTTTCAAATAAAGGCAAAGCTTTAAATGCTATTCTAAGATTAGATATTGTCCAGTCAGGAGCAAATAATAATAACTGCATATAACCTTTAGATCCAGGTTGAAATACAGTTTGTGCTAATTTTTTATAAAGAGGGTTTTGTATTTTTTGTGTAATCTGCACCCAATTTAATCCACCAAAAGCATCATTAGTTACTTGTGATGCAATACGAGCATTGGCATATATATTAAATGTTTGATCACCAGGCTTTGCTAATCTTTCAAAGTTTTTTAAAAACGAAAATAGTTTAGCAGATGTATATACTCTATCCCAAGTTACACGATCAAACCATTCAAATACTTTTTTAGCCTTACCAATTGTTTTAGTACCAAATTGATAACCTAATAAATTATTAAGACCAGATGTAGTTCTATTAACTACAGAATAAAATCTGTCATGAGCTTGGTCAATTGTACCACGTTCAATTACTAAACCTGCTGATCTAGCAAATTCAAATACATCATTAAATCCATAAGACTGTATTAAGTCTTTAGTAACTTTAGATAATGGAAAGTCTTTAAAATCTAATGTAGGATTATTAATAGCTTTGACAATATCAGGTGCAGATCTAGGATTTAATATAGCTCCAATAGCTTTAAAACTTAATCCAGTAAAGAAAGCATTTTCAATTAAACCACCAGCATGGAAGAATGAAAAGCCTACAGCTAGTCGTTTCATAACTAGGTTAGTATTAAACATAGCTGTTATAAATTGATTTTCTGATTCAGCAGAAAATATCATTTTAAGTGGTGCAACTATTGCTTGATGTACTTTAACTGGTGCATTAGCATTAATGTAAGGATGTGTAAAATCTACATATTCTTTTGCGTATGGACCACGCATTACATTTAAAACTTCTTCTCCTGTTACTGCAATAAATGGAGATTTAGTAATTCCAGGTACACTACTAGTTCTAAGATTTTTTAATAAAGCTCGTGTAGATACTGCTTTACCTGCTGCAATAGCATATACTTTAAGTAACTCAATAGCATTATCCATGCCAGGTTTAAGTCTAAAACCTTTTTTTAAACCTTCATTAATTGTATCGTAAATTCTTTTTTTAGAAAATCTAAAGCTTTTAGTTGGACCATAAACTTTAGTATCAAACATATCTGCAAATTGAGAAGGATTAAATCCTCTATATTCACTCCAGATAATAGGTAGATAATTATCTCTAATGTTTTTTAAAATTGGTTCATCAAGATCTTGTAAAGTATCTTCAAATTGTTTAAATATATTTCTTATTGCATTAAGACCTAATTTTTCATCAGGGTTTAAATCAGATAGTTTAATCTTTTTACCACCTATTTCTGTTTGCTGTATGTAATGAAATATTTTTCTTGAGCTTATTGGATCAGGAATTAATTCTTGAATCTTACCAGACAATTGAGATACATGACTAAAGTATTTATGATTAGCAATATCAATAGAGTTTATTGTATCTTCAAAATCTTGTTGTCTTACTTGAGTAATATCATCTTTAGATGATTTTAAAAACTTGTTAACTGTTTTAGCTGCAGCATAAATACCAGCACCTAATAAAAATCCTTGCCCTGCTGCTGCAATTTTTTCATCATCAGCTGTTAAGAAAGATCCTGCTGCTAATACACCACCAAGACTAGCTGCATTTTTAACTGCACTATTTTTAGAAGCATTAACACCATTTTCAATAATAGGTCTAGCTAAAGAAGTTATGCTTCGTTTATGAAAGTTAATTGTTTCTTGACTAGATACATCTCTAATCTTTGGATCTATATCTTTTGATAGATTATCTATTTCATCAAATAGTTTATCTACGTAATCAAAATTACCAGTCTTATCATTGTATTCAAATAACTTAGTTAGATCTTCATCGCTATTTGAAATAATATTATTAGTAGCTCGTTTAACAGCATCTGGTTTTATATTTCCAATTTTAGAAGCAAGACCTGATATAGCTCCAATACCACCGCTAAGTAACAAACCAGCAGTAGCACCTATAGTCGTTTCAAGAGAAGTACGACTACCAGATATAACACCTTGTTCACCTAATTGCATAGCAGATGAAAATGCTAATGGAGTAAGTACTGTACCCATAGCACCATAAAGAATATCAGCATTAGCTGTTTGCTTTAAAGCTTGTTCTTCTGCAGTAAGTTTAATTGGTTTAAATGATTTAGAATATTTAAGTTTAAGAGAATTAGAAATACCTCTACCTAATCTAGAATAAGCAACACTTGGTAATAAAAATAAATAAGGATCAGCAACCATCATGTTTACAAGCTCAGCTCCAAACACAGATGGATATTGCTTAACCATTTTTACCATTTCATCACCACTAAATTCTTGGCTTCCTTCTTCTAGAAGATAACCAAACTTTTTATAAATACGTTCAGCTTCTTTATAACGTGGTGTGTTTTGTAAATAAGGATATTGTTCTAAAAATTGTAAAGCTTTTTTAGCTTGTACTTTTTTAGTATTACCAGTCATCCATTGATATAATGATGCAGGTATAGATTCTTCTAATATTAACTCTACAGGATTACGTAATGAACTAAAAAATCCTGGAGGTTCTTGTTGTTGTGGTCTTTGAGAAGGATCAATTAAACCATCAGTTAAATCATTAATAGGATCATTAAGATTTAACTCAGTAGTCCTTAAAGGATTAGCCATTATAACTTAAATTCTTTACTTATATATGTTTTAAATTCTGTTTCAAAATTAGATTTAGTAGTTTTAACTTTAGGTTTTTTATATTTAATTCTTCTTTCAGATCTAGCTAAATTATAAACATCTTCTTGAGTAGCAACTTTAGCACTAGGTGCAAATTTTCTTTCTGGAGAAAAGCCCATAGCTGTTGCTGCTTCTTTAGAAACTTGTCTAACTTTAACTGGAGCTGCTTTAAAAGATTTAGCTTTACGAGCTGTATATCTTTCCATAATTCTATCCATAGCTACATCTGCTTCTGTTCTAGCAATAATGTCAGCTTTCATAGCACCACGAGCTTTACCAATTTTAAGTCCTGATTTAGATACTTTACTGCCAGAAGCTTTTAATGACTTAACACCTGTTGCAGTAATCTTTCTAGTTTTGCTTAATTCAGATTTTAGTTTTTTAAAGTAAACTCTATTAGCAACTTTTTCTGCATAGTCTCTTGCAGCTAATGATCCAGAACCTTCCATACCATAACCCATGTATGCAGGTCTATCACCAAATTTTCTAACAAAAGATTTTTCTGCCGCTAGATCTACATCTGATTGACGCACTACTTTACCAGCAGGTAATTTAGTTACAGGAAATCTAGATTTAATTATTTTCATTATTCAAAATAGTCAGGGAATCTATTACGTAATATTTTTTCAGCTCTAGCTGGGCTAACACTTTTTAAATGTGGGTTAGCTTCAAGCAATAGATTAATTATTTTAGAGTCATCATTAGATACAATCTTACCAGATACTTTAGGTATAAATACTTCTGGTCCTACTTCACCTACTAGGTAAGCTTTATCTTTAGTTACTGGCCCACCTAATTCTCTTTCGCCAGTTATTTTGCCTCTAAATTCATCTACTTTTTTAGTAATAGATTTTTCACCAGATATACCAATACCTGTTCTACCAACAATACCTTTACCACTTGCAATATATTCTTTAGCAGCTTCTTCTAAGAAATCATCAATGTTGGCTTCTTTACCAGTTTTAGCTACAGCTTTAGCTTTCTTTTCAGCTAGTTTATATATTTCACCATAAGCCATATCTTGTTTAGCTGTAGTACTTTCTCCTTTAAACATATCTTTAATTTTTTGAAAGTATGTAGGTTCTCCAGCTAATCCAGATGCAGCAAGTTTAGCTTTAACAGCTTCAATTTGTTGTGCAGTTGCTGGTCCTGTAACAGAACCACGAGCAGCTATTTTTTTTGCATATTCTGAAGATATAATACCACCATCAACCATAGCTTTTAAACCAGCTTGTCCAATAGTTTTTCCTTCACTAGCTTGTTGTAATAAAGATAAACCAATACCAAATTGTGGATTAGACATAAGAGCATCAAAGCCACCTTTGTCTTTCCAAGTTTTTTGAGCATTATTAAAATATTCTCCAACAGCTCCTAAAAATGTACTTTCTCCTTTATTCATAGGAACAGGAGTTTTTGCATTTGGATTAACAGGTGCAGGAGCAACTGGTCTAGGAGTAAATGCAGTTTTTGATTCGTTCTGATATACATTTTGCAAACCTTCAGATACTTCATTAAAACCATATGAAGAAGCATCTTTTTGCTCTTGTGTTCTAGTATCAGAAAATAAAAAATTATTTAGATCGCCTAACAATCCTGAACCTTTATTTCTTAAATCATCAAATATTGATGCCATTATAATATACCTCTATTTAAATTGTTTGTTTTTAAAAAATCATAAAATGGACTATTATTAACTGCTAATAATCCAACACTAGTAGGAGTACCTACTGTTTTAGAAACTTGTTGTTTTGCTACATCATATCTTGTTGGTAGTGGTAATGTAGCTGGTTGTGTAACATATGTCTTAGGAGCTTGTGGTCCTTCATATGTATTAGTAGTAGATCTTGGTCTAGCTTGTTCTTGTTCAGGTGGATTTAAAGCATTAATAACATTTCCACCAGCAGATAAAGTTAATGCTGTTGTAAAATATTCACCAGGAGTTTTTGGTCTGTATTCTTCAAAAGCTCTAGATGTAGATCCAATAGGATCATTAATAAAAGCTGTTCCTGCTTCTTTTAATCCAGTAAAACCTCTTTCAATTATATTGGGTTGTGTGGCTCCTTTCATAACTACTGAAGAAGAAGGATCTACTTGTCCTCTAAGTTCAGGATAAATACTTTCAATGTTAGTTGGTGAACCAGTTACTAATGCGTTTGGTTGTATTTGTCCTATTAATTCTGGATAAGCTTGTGTAACAGGCATAGAAGTTGGTATGAAAGCATTAGCATTTATAGCTGCAGTTGGACTATTAGCTAAAGCAATTTCACCACTTGTTTTAGCAGCGGCTATAGTTTCTGCCATAGCTGCTTGTTTACTAGCTTCCATAGCTGCAATTCTAGCTGCTTCTTCTGCTGCTATTGCTTCAGCTGTTAATGCAGTTGCTTCTGCTGTTCCTGCAGTAGCTGTAGCAGATGCTCCACCAGTCATATAAGCTAAAGTAATTGCTGCTATAATTTCTTTATTATCAGTAACAAAGTCAACAGTATCATCAACAACATCACCTGCTGCTTCAAAAATTTTACTCATTATTTTAATCCGCCAAATATGCTACCTAAAAGTCCTCCATACATAGCACCAGAATATCCTCCAATAGATGGCAATTGAGAACCAATTGCAGATCCAGCTAAAAATCCTCCTGCTGCTTGACCTAATCTATTAGGTGATGGACCAAATACAGTTTGTGTTTGACCACCTCTAGCTACAGGATTTACAATGTTAGCATACTCTACTAATGACTGATAAGGAGCTTGTTGTGCTTGTCTAATATAATCTTCGTAAGTTTGTCCTACACCAGTTAAGCTTGTTGCTTGTTGTGCAGTTTGTAATTGTCTAGCACGTTCAGATTCATAAGCATTGAAAGCATATGGCAAAGCTGTTTGAGCTACACTCTTAGCTACTTGAGATTGAGCTACTGGAGAGGATGCAGTTCTTCCTACACCTGAATAGGCTTCATTAACACCTGTGTAAACATCTTGAGCTGCTTGTGCAATAATAGGTGATAAAAATGGATTAGAGTATTTACCTGCAACAGTATCTGATAATTGTGTATTGGCTTGTCTAGCCATAGCTTCTTGAGCTGCTAAACCTTCTAAAGTTAATGCAGATTGAGGAACATAACTTGATGGGCCTCTACCATATATATTTTGTGCTTCACTTAAAATTTGATTTAAATTTGTAGTAGATGGACCATAAGGTTCAGCTACTGTTTGAGATGTACTAGTAGTAGTACCACCTCCTCCGCCACCACCAAAGTATTGTTCTAGTCCTGTTTCTTCATTAATAGTTCCAGAACCACCATACATTTTAAGAAGTCTAGCTTCAAAAGGATTTATGTGTGCAAGTTCAGTATCACCATTAATACCTTTGCTAGATATTTCTTTGTAGAGATCTTTAAAGAGTTTAATCTTTTCTTTTAGTGTTAGTGTTTTTAAATCAATCATAGTGTTTTTTCTAATTGTACGTGTGTTTTTTTAAATTGTTTATTTTTAAGTATTCGTTCCCAACCTGGTCTTGTAAATAATTCCATTTTTTTACAACCTAATGATCTTGCCCAATTAACAACATTGTCCATAAAATCTACCCAAGCTTTATAACTTGTGCCTGTAGTTATTTTACAATCACAAACTTTATACTTAGGGTATTGTCTAATTTCAGTAACAGTAACGCATTTAATTTCTTTGTCGTTAGGATCAAAAGCAATCCATAATTGCATAGTAGCTTTTTCCAACCATTCTTTAACATGACTAGCATCTGCAAAACCACCAGCTCTATCACAAGCTGCTTGTATTAAATCTCTAACATACATCCACATTTCATTAATTTCATGTGGTTTACATAATATTAAATCTAATTTTGTTTTACTGTTTTTAGTATTAACTGGAAATTCAGTAATGTTGTCTTTATGATTTAATAACATACAATTATTTTTTTAATTGCTTTTCTAAAAGAATGTGGCTTTTTTTATATCTAAAGTTCCTTAAGACTTTTTCCCATCCTGGTCTTGCAATAAGTTCCATCTTATCACAATCGTTTTCATAAGCAAATTTCTCAAGTTCTTTAATTAAGTGTTGCCACTTTTCTCTATGATGTCCAGTCATTATGCGTATATAACAACATTTTTGCAAAGGTCTTTGTATAACTTCAGTTATAACAACACCATATAATTTCTTTGCTTCTACAGTTTCTTCAGAATCCCAAAGAATCCATAACTGACATTTGTTTTGAATACACCAGTCTTTAAAATGATTTGAGTTTGCATATCCTCCAGATCTAATTAAAGCTTCAGTTACGAGCTGCTCAACTCTAAACCAAGAAGCTTCTATTTTATCTTTAGGAATAGAAACTAAAGTAATCATTCAAATGTAATTTCTAATGCTGCTATAGTACCAGTAACTCTATTTGCTGTATCAGCAGTAATTTTAATTATATCGCCTGGATCTAATACAATTGGGCCTTTAGCAAAATTTTCTGTTGTACTAGCTGACATTACTAATTCAGCTATATCTGTTGTAGTAGCAGCACTAGTATCAGTTACAAATACTTCAATCTTAGTATTTCCTGTATGATTAGAACATTGTATAGTTCTAACTATTGCTTTTACATTTGCAGGTACAGTATAAACAGTAGTTTGATTTGTTGTAGTTAAATCAAAGAACGTACTTTTATATGTATTAGACATTTATTTTTTATTGAAATGTTTTTCAATATCCTTGTACCAATCTTCAAAAAACTTAACAGAATCATTATAAAGCTTTTCAGCTGATTCTTTAACTTCTTTGTAAGTTGGAAGTTTAAAAGGATTTAGATTAAACATATTAACCTCCTTTGTTTAAAAATTCAAGTTCTTCAAATGTATATGGTATCATTTGATTTTAGATGCAATATATATAGTTAAAATTAAAGTTATTACTATTATTAAATCGTAGATAACCATATTATTTACTTGGTTTTAAAGGATAAGCTACGTTATTAACTTTCTCAATAGTATCTAATCCTTGTGTTAAATTTCTTAATGCAGTTCTGTAAGTCATCCATTCTGATTTTTTGGCAGGGGTAAAATTACTATCCGCAAGTACAATGTAATCGCTATCAGCTAATAGTTTATTTCTTTTGGCTCTTAGATTGTCTAACGCAATATCCAATTCTACCTGTGGAATTATAGCTAATATCTGTTCCTTAGGTATTGGTGAAGTTCCATTTAACCATGTGATTTGGTTTATATCTTCAGCATTAACACTAACTGATGCTGTTGGATTTAATTTTAGTATTGCTTCTATAATCATAATTATCCTGCTATTTCCATTACTGTAATTGTTGATACGATTCTGCCATCATAATAAGTAGTAGCTTCATCTCTTATAGATCTATTAATGTAATGTGTGTTAGAAGTTGTTGCTCCACTTAATTGTATTTTATATGTTGTTGCAGAAGTAGTTGATGGTGAATCTAAATGTTGAAATGGTACAGGAGTTAATATCCAAGTATGACTTCCACCACCTAAAGCATCAACATTACCAACAGCCGATGTATGAGCAAATCTTCTTGAACCAGAAGTATCTGCTTTAGCAATTTCTGTTGAACCTCTTATTAAATGATAAAAAGTTTGGTTTCCACTTGGTCCCATAGCAGAACCAATAAATCCTGTAATTAAAATTTTATTTGATGAAGAACTAGGAGTTATAGAAACTGATAAGCCAGTAATATCTGTTAATGATGTAGTACCAGCAACAGAAAATGTATCAGTCTTAGTTGTTGATACAACTTGTAATACTTTACCACCTACACCTGCAGCTAAGTCAGCTGAAGTAATCGTACCATCAGTTATTCCTAGTGATTTTATTTTTGTTAGTGGCATTATTCAATAACTTCCCAGTTTAAATTTGTTTCGTTCCATTTGTATTTACCACCATCAGTAGGATAAGCAACTGGTGCTTCCCATCTACAAGTATCTTC